CATCAGAATACATTAAAATTATATCTCCATCAGTATAACCTGTATTACGATATTCAGCACCCGTAATGAATACGCCCGTAGTTTCACTATCTGCGGATACAGCAGTAGCCTCTTGAGGCCCAATCTCAAGTAAATCTGCTACTTTCTGAGCGGTTGTATAGACAATTTCTTCGGGGTTAAGTGGCCGCGTTTCAGCCTCGCCGGGACTGAAAATTTGTGGCATATTATTTCACCCTCTTACATCTTAACGATATTCCGGCCTCAAATTTCCATCTTCATCTAAAAGAGTGTTTAATGTCTGCTGTGCTTCGTTGGGTTTGAATTCATCCAATTGTGCTCCCGCCGCAGGATTGTCGATTAAATCCATGAAATCATCCAATGTGGTGGCTTCACCCACCCTTCTTTCTGCTAGAGTCTTAGCAGTTCCGTGTGCCTCTCTTGCATTCATCATCTCTTGCAATCTATCTTCTGTGCTCATTTCATTTTGTGAGGCTTCTTTTTGCTCTTGGAAATGAGAACGGGGTGTAATGGGATTATTCATAGGGTCTTCGATGGATGGTATTGAAAGATACCTGTCCTCCTTTTCTCTTTCATAAATTTCTTTTGGAGAGAGAACTGTGCTTTCTTGAGTATCATCTTGCGTTTTTGGAGATTCGTGACGAAGCACCCTTCGCTGCATTTCTTCCGCATCAACCGGAGTGCCTCTAAATGTTCTTTCTAACTCATTGGGTGTTTCCGGCAAAATTGGGTCTTGAGAAAGCCCCCCTCTTGCATCAAATATGGTTTGAACATTTTCAGGGGTTACTTCCATATTGAAATGATGTAGAAGTTGAATGGCGGCTTGCACTTCTTCCATAGTATGTTGTGGAGAAGATTCAGCGGCAGGAGCAGAAGTAGATTGGTAAGGCTTTTCAGGGGTAGATTGGGGCGCAGTTACCTTCTTTTTCCCCTTCGGAAAGTCCTTAGCGGATACGCCATGTAATTGATTTAGACCATATCCACCTAAATTATTCATCATCTCTTCCATGAGTCTTATTCTAATTTCTTCAAGTTTTTCTTTAGGTAGACCCTTTGCCGCTCCACCTAATTGTGCTCTCATGTGTTTATTAGCATAAGAACCTAAAGACCCCGAAAAACCGGATTCACGGTGTTCAACATATTGTTTGGCCTTAAGAAAACTCCAAGCATTATCGAAAGTCATTCTTTCACCCCTAAATTAAAATCCATTGGTTTTTTACAAGCACCGCAATTTTCTTTCCACAAAAAATGTAATATACCACAATGGACACATCTAGTGCCCGATTTGATGTTTAGAACATCAGATGCTTTCTGAGCATTTGCTCTTTGCTTAGTTACTACACCCTTCAAGGGGTTTCTCTCATCAACAACCACATTGGCCTGATAATGTTCTTCAGCCCTAATGTTTTGCTTTTGCGCTCTCTCTATGTCGTCTATATCGAGATTATGTATTTGAAATCCGGTCATACACCTTTCCTCACCATCATGCTGAAGTAGTCACCAAAACAAATATATTACCCAAAACCGTGATAGGTTCAGCACCCTCAAGAGTGCCTGAAGGTATGCTACTCGCTAAAGTGGTATTTAGCGTGGATAAATCAGAAAATTCTCTCGGACTAAAAGGGCCAATGACTGTTACTGCTCTCGCCATACTTGTTCACCGCCTCAATTGCGGTGTCCCATAGCCATGAACCTTCCGCCACCTGTTCCTGCTTCTGTAAAGTAAGCAGTTGTCCCATCATAGGACACTACTACTGCTCTAGCAGATGTGTCATTCTCCATTGCTGTGAATGAAACAATGTCTGCTAGATAGCCTGATAGGTCTACGGAAGTGTCATTATTAGCAAATGTGCCTGTAATTACCATTAAATTTCCAAATACTGTCGGTCTGTTATCAAAACTAATTGCCATAAATCATCACTCTCCTGTTATTTCTACTTCTGTTGTTTCTGTTGTGTTTAGAACTTCTTCCACTATGGGGTTTAGAACTCCGTTTACTAGTGTCAAAAGCCCACTCTTTGTTACATATGCACCTGCTGGTGTTACGCCATTCTCGGCCAACCAAGCAAGAATATCTTTTCTTGTCCAACCCGAATCAGGAATTCCGTCATTACCCGCATCTGTGGTATTTCCGGCATCTCCAAGTATGGAAAATTTAGGTGCGCCTATTGTTCTACGCCATTGATTAATCCAATCTTGAGATACAGCCCTCACTTCGCCTCTTGTAAAATCGGCGGCTGTAGGGTCAGCGCATCTTCCGTAGAATGACGGCCCATTGAAGCGTATCTGAGGCAAATTTCTTCACCTTCAGTTATACATTACCAATACATTGTGCTTCTGTGCTGTTGCACCTGTGACCGTTATTACAAGACCGCTCGTAGCCACCTTGTTAGCGGCGGCTGTTCCGTCTTGCTGAGAGGACATTACCATTAGAACCGATGAGATTCCACCGGCTAGTGTTACTGCGGCTGTGCCGCTTGCTGTAGTTACCTCTAGTAGAGCCATCTTTGGAGCAGGGTCATATCCCGAAGCACCATCTGTGTTAGATGCTTGGAAAGTTCCCGGCCCTCCGCCCGGATACGACACATCTGCTGCACCGTCAAGCCATTCGTCGGTGTCTTGTGAACCCGCTCGGAGTTCCCATGCACCCAATACTGTTGCTGCGGCACTTCCTGCCGCTGTTGCTGTTATTTCTGTAGCCATAATTTTTCACCTCTTACCTTTTTTCTCCAATTACCTCAAACTAAGTCCCTGATACTCCCCTGAGCACCAAAGAAAGTAGTCCATATCTCGCCCATAGTGCGGTATAGCCCCTCTTGGCCTAGTCTGTTAATTGCGAATGGGTCGCCTGTTTCAATTCCCGACTCAAAGTATTGCGTTGGTATTGCTGTGCTGAAGTATAGATAATCAGTATCTAAGAAGTAGAGTCTGCTGATTCCACCATCATCAGGCATATCCTTTGTTGGAATAATCGGGACACCGTTGTAAGTTGCCACGATGAATCCGGCCTCGATACCGGGCACACCCTTTACACCGTTGTAGGTTGGAGCAACTCTCTTTTCTTCCATGAATCGCTGTTGTGACTGTAGTAGTTGCTGTAGCCTCATTAGCGTATCATATCCTGTTAGAATGACCTTCGGGTTTCCACCGCGCTCCCAAATGCGCTGGAACAGCGTATCTAGATGGTCTAGACTGAAGGTTCGGCGGTTTCCATCTGCTGAATCCACTCCACAGTCCATCTCGGCGTGACTCCATGAGTTTGCTGACCTGTCAATCGAGTAAATGTCTAGGTCTGAAGCGGTGTCCACATGAGTTGTTCCGCCCGATGTTCTTAGTCCGGTAAGACCGGAAGTTGTTCCGTCTGCGACAGTAACTCGGTCTAGCGACTCAAAGTTGTTACCTGCACCCGAATCTACATCGGTTAGAAGCATCTTATTCACCATCTCGGCGTGATGCTTACCCATTTCTTCCTTGAGAACAGCGCGAATATCACCAAGTCCGTCATCACGGTCTGCTAGGAAAATCGCGGTTTCCGACATATCGAATGTGTGCGCGATTGTCTTCGGCTTTGCACCAATGTGCTGGAAGGTAGGCTTCACAGTTTCGGGTAGGGTTGCATTCTCAGCAACTCCACCATGTAGTGCGCCCGAATTAGGCTTGGCAGTAATTACACGCCATCCTGACCTGTCCCACGGCTTCTTCGGTAGTATGCTGAAAGCGTTGAATTCTTGGTTCAGTTGCGACCATACCTTGCGCCCGTAGATTGCTTGGTATGTTCCTGCTGATGTAGATAGCATTGGTGCATCGGCCTTCAGTAGTTCACTTCCGGTGTATGAGTAACCCATTGCGTTACCTGCACCGTAGTAGTATCTTTCCATGTCTGTTATTGTCCTTACATAATCTCTTGCCATATTATTCACTCTCCTTTGAATGCTCTATCTGCTAGAACATGAACCTCATCCCAAGACATTTTTCCCATGTCGTGAGTTGATGGAATTTCAAATGTTGCACTCTCACTCTTTGCGATAGTAATGCCTTCCTCAGTAGTTTCGCCTGTAGCGAACTTATCTAGGCGGTCAGAAAGGTTGCCAATGGCCTTCATTACCTCATCTAGAGGGCCGCGAGCATCGAAAGCGGCGGCTTGTGCCTTTCCGATTTCATTTTTTCGCTCACTATCATATCGTGTTGAGAATTGATTCTGAAGGCTACCCCTGAACTCCTGCTCAAGTGCGGCAGCCTTGTAGACCTCGTATGCGGCTTCAATGTCCGTATCACTTACTGTGGATGCGTTTAGGAAGTCGCCCTTCTCTACCTTCTCGCTACTACCCTTACCTGTAGTGCGTGCGATAGCGTTGGTAGATGGCTTACCATCTTCTTGTGCTCGACCCTTGACCTGTGCGGCAAATCTCTCAGCACCATCGTCTTTCAAGTCTGAGCCGAGATTATGCTTGTCGAAATGGTCGCGTGCACCATCAATGTCTATGCCTCCTGACTTGAGTGTGTGCTCCATCCAATCTAGATAATCAGATGTAATAACATCTGAGAACTCGGACTTTTCCTTGTCATCCTTGTCCTTGTCCTTGTCATCCTTGTCATCTGATGCCTTCTTCTCATCATCGCCTTTGTCCTTATCTTTGGAATTATTCTTCTTGTCCTCTATGGCTTCCTTGAGTGCAGGGGGTAAACCCTTCTCCATATCATCAAGGCGGCCTTCAAGACGAGCGAGAACATCTCCCAACTGTTTTGTCATATCATCGTTTTCTGTTTCTGTCATATTGTTTACCTCATTATTAATTTCAGTATCTTCTTTTAGTATTCTAAATGTTGCTTCCGGGTTTATTCCTTTTTCACATATTGTTACTTCGTGGAGTTCTAATTTGCTAATTTCTTGATAGTTGCCGTGTTTCGGGTCGCTTTTTCTTACTCGCTTGAATGCCTGTCCACCGATACTGAAGCCTCTTAGTTTGCCTTTCCGTATTTCTGCGGCAACTTCTTTTGCTTTTTCAATATCATCGCGGAGTCTGATTACTACAAACATCCCGACTTCATCAACTTCGCTTTTCCAAACCCTCCCTTCGCTGTCTGTATAATTAGGAATTACTTCTCCGACTTGTATATTTGAGTGTGCTAATTGGACATTTCTGTATTTTGGAACTTCCATAAACTTTTTGAATCCATCTTGTAATGCATCCTTAGTAATTAAATCTCCTTGTTTGTCTACTAATTCTACGCTTGCATACCCGGCAACAATAAGGTCGTTACCCGCTTTGAGTAAGACGATGG